ACTTTTAACTCCTGATGGATATATAATCTATCAGGGGTTTTTTGTATCCTCTGGTTTCAATAATTATATGAAGAAGAGAAAAACTACATCAGCAGAAACTAGCTCATATCTACCACCAGATTCACCAGTGAAGATACCGGTAGGAGATACGGGTTTTAATATGGTTAAGAAAAACTACAATAGGTTTATATGGACTTGGAATGAATATATAGACAAGAAACCTAAAATTACAAAAAGTTAATTATGCCAGCAGTTTCTAAGACACAGCAAAGATTAATGGGACAGGCTTACGGAGTCAGAAAATTTATGGATACTAACGGTAAAGATGGTATTGATCCCGATAGTATAAAATCTGCTTATAGACAAACTATTGTTGAGCTAGCAAGTAATATGAAGAAGAAATCTTTAAAGGATTTTGCTTCAACCAAACATAATAAATTACCAGAGGAAGTTGAAGAGGGAGAAATTCCTGCAATATATAATTATCTTAAACCTGAATCTAATAAACCAGGCAAAAAATCTAAATCTTCCAAGATGTCAAATCTTGCAGATTATAGAGAATTTATATCTAATAAAAAATAAAATATGGAAGAAGTAAACGAAGATTGTGGATGTGGTGGTACAACTGACAACATCAGAAGTTTTAATACTAATAGTACACCTAGATACTCTCAAGATCCTTTAGTTGGTAGAAGAGTTAGTCTAAGAGACGGTAGAAGTGGATTAGTTGATGATTCGATTAGAAACAATACAGGAGAAGTAATAGGATATGTAATTGAAGGCGATAGAGGTAACTACAGAGTCTTTAAAGATAAAATAGTTGGTCCAATGGAAGAAAGTGGAGGTGCAATGGCATCTTTATCTAGTACACCAGGAATGGGAGATGTGATTCCCCCTGGACCAGGAAGAACAGGATCTGGTGATCAATTCCCTTCATTAACTGTGGGAACACCTGCAGCTGGAAAGAAAAAGAAAAAGAAAGATTCTAATAAGAATCCTCTTGATTCATCTGTGATGGATTATAAAAGCTTTCTTACTAATTCAAAAAAGAATCAATAAGATGAATCATATACGATCATTTAGAAGTCTTTTTGAAGGAGTAAGTGCAGTAACAACTAATTGGTATATTGTAGATAACGAAGCTTCTTTTGATAAGATAAAAGGTAATGGATATATGCTTTTTAGCCAGGTAGGCATAATGACTATCGTTTATGTTAAACCTAAAGTAGAGGAAGAAGCTAGATTGGATTTTTATTTTGATAAAGCAAAATCACCAGATAAGAAAAGCATTTGTGTTTGTAAGATAATAGCTAATGACGGTAAAGTTAGGAGCTCTAAAAATTTTGATGATGTAACTACAGATAATGTTTGGGACATAACAGCTACGTTTTTTGATTATTGTGATTTAGAGAAGTCTGAAAAATCAATTAGAGATAAATTCATGATGGGATATTCTAAGACAATAAAGGATATCTTTAAAGGTGATACAGAAAGAATACCCGGATCATTTAAAACATATTTGAATTATATGAAAGAATGGGCAAAGAAATCTATAGAGGGTGTTTCTTTAGATAAGAATGAAGATAATTACGATTTCCGAGAGATGATTAAAGAATTTATTGCTTTCTTTAAAAAATCATAATTTTTCTTTCTGTCTCAATTGGATAAGATAATTTTCCCAGATTGATCCTCCTTCTTTTATACCAGGTTTAGCGCTCTTGTGTAACTTAGCTCTTTGTGACATTATATACGATGCTATAATAGCATCTTTTAATTCTATTTCTTTTTTATCCAACATTTCTTGTAATCTTCTTATTGATTTTAGAGCTTCGTCCCTATTTGCAAATCTTAATCCTTTAGGATAGCTTTGTCCTGAGTCGAAAGGTTTAATATCATTTAGATAAATCTGTTCGAATAATTTGAAGGTTAGAATTTTTTTCACTTATTATATATTCTAAAATGAAACCTCTTTCAATTATTATTATAAGATAAGAGTATGATAATCGATATAGAAAATACAGGAGGCGGTTTAACGGTCTCACATTACACCGAAGAAGGTGAAGTTAATATGTTAAAAATCCCAGTACCAAAGGCATTACAATTTGTTTGGCAAAAGACACAGGATTACGATAAAGCCAAAGATAAAGAATGGCTTTCTTGGGACGCAAAACCTATTAAGAAAGTTTCTTCCACAAAATTTGATAAGTATAGAGTAGTAGAAATATTAGAAGCTATAGATCCGGAGATAACTAAACCTTTATGGGATTATCAGACTCCGAAAAAATACTTTGTCGATATAGAGGTAGAGATCACAGATAATCGTGCAGATTCATTAGACACTGAGAATGCTAAGAATAGAGTGCTTTCAATAGGAATGGCTTCTTCTCACGGAAAGGTACTAGTGATTGGTCTACAAGATATGACACCCGAAAGGATTCTTAAAATTGAAAAAAGAATTAAAGAGCATTTTAAAGACCAGGAAGGAGATTGGACATTTAATTATAGGAAGTTTGAAAGTGAATTTGATATGATGTACACATTTCTTTCTAAGTTAGTTCCAAAAATGCCTTTAATTACTGGATGGAACTGGTTTGGGTATGACTGGCCTTATTTGATAAACAGAGCTAGGAGATTAGGTATAGATCCTAAAATTGCTTCACCGAGTGGAGTTCTTCTAGGAAAGAATCAAATACCTATGCATGTACTAATGGTTGACTATCTGGACATTTACAAAAAATGGGATAGGGTAGTTAAGATCAGAGAATCTAATTCTTTAGACTATGTGGCAACTCAAGCAATTGGTATTAAAAAAATTGCTTATAATGGAACATTAAAAGATTTATATGAATCTGATTTTGATACATTCATATTCTATAATGCTATTGACTGTGGTCTTGTTCATTATATTGATAGAAGACTCGATACTCTTTCTACATTCTTTAAAATAGCAGAAGTTAGTAGAGTGGAGATTAATAGAGCACTTTCTCCTGTATGGACTACAGAAGTACTTATGTTAAGAAAATTCTTAGAAAGAAAAAGAGTTATACTAAGTGAAAGAAAAGAAGAGAACCACGTAAAATTTGAAGGAGCCTATGTAAAGAAACCAGAGAGAGGAATTTATGAATGGATCGCTTGCTTTGACTTTGCTTCACTGTATCCTAATACTATGATGCAATGGGGAATTTCACCAGAGGTTTATATAGGAAAGAATCTAAAAGAAATACCAGAAGGAGCAATTAAGACATCATCAGGAGCAGTATTTTACAGCAAAGAAGGAAAGGAACCTATACTTAGAGAAATATTACAAGGATTATACTCGCAAAGGAAAGCAACTAAGAAGAAATATTTTGAATGTGAAAAAGAAATAGAAAAAATTAAAAAAGTAATAAAAACAAAACAATAAAAATAAATTATGGCAAATTCAGACAACACATGCGCAGATCTTCCAGTAGAAGATTTTCACACAGGAGCAAACGATACATTCGGTTTGATCTACGACAAACAAAAAGAATTACAAACTAGATACGGGTTTGATTTTAGCGATTGGACGCTAAAACAAATTGCAGATTTCTGGATGGTAAATAAACACGCAATGAGTGACGAACTAAATGAAATGTTTGACTCATTAGGAGGCGTTAAAGATGGTATTGGATCTGCAGCTTGGAAATACTGGAAAGGAGACAATAAGAAAGCAGCAGAGATGAAAATCTCAGATTTAACAGAATCCGACAAATTGGAATTATTTTATGAGTGGATTGATGGTTTACATTTCTTTATGAATTTTGCAATTTCTATGGGTATGACAAGTAAGGATATTATTAATCTTTATATGGCAAAAAATTCAGAAAATCACGACAGACAGCAAAGAGGTTATTAATATATAAAAGACAAAAAACATAAATGGAAAAGTTACTTACGCCGAATCCTAGAAGATTCTCATTATTCCCAGTACAAGAACCAGATATCTGGATGATGTACAAAACTGCAGAAGCTTCTTTCTGGACAGCAGAAGAGATTGATTTAGCACAAGATATTTCTCATTGGAGAGATAAGCTTAATGATAACGAAAGATATTTTATTAAGAACGTAATTGCTTTCTTTAATAACTCTGATGGGATAGTTAATGAAAATCTTGCAGCTAACTTTTTCAATCAAGTTCAGTATCCAGAAGCTAGATGCTTTTATGGATTTCAATTAGCTATTGAGAATATACACGGGGAGGTTTATTCACTTCTTATAGATTCTTACATATCTGATGAGGAAGAGAAAGAACATCTATTTAATGCTATTGATACTGTTCCTGCTGTTAAAAGAAAAGCAGATTGGGCAATGAAATGGATTGATAATGGAACATTCACTGAGAATATGATTGCATTTGCTGCTGTTGAAGGTATTTTCTTTTCTGGATCTTTCTGTTCTATATACTGGCTAAAGAAAAGAGGACTTATGCCAGGTCTTTGCTTTGCCAATGAATTAATCTCTAGAGACGAAGGTCTACATTGTGATTTTGCTTGTTTACTTTACACTAAACACATCGAAAATAAACTTCCAGAGGAAACAGTGAAAGCTATTATTAGTGAAGCTGTAGAGATCGAGAAGGAGTTTGTTACTTCATCTTTACCTGTTAGATTAATTGGTATGAACGCTGATCTTATGTGCGAGTATATTGAATTTGTAGCAGATAGGCTTTTAACATCTCTGGGATGTTCTAAAATCTATGATACTAAATGTCCTTTTGATTTTATGATAAATATTGCTTTAGAAAACAAAGGAAATTTCTTCGAGGGTAGAGTTGGCTCATATCAGAAATCAGGAGTTATGGACAGTACCAAAGATAATGGAAATACAGGAAAAGCTTTTACAATGGATGCGGATTTTTAATTTCCAATAACATAGTAATTATTGATATATAAGATCACATAAGAATTATAAAGTGTCGCAGAAATCTAGATCCGAATTTAAAGTAATATTTTCTCAAGGGAATACCCCAAATCAGAATGATTTTTGGGATTTCTTAGATAGTTATTGGAATTTTACCGATGATGGATATTTTACAGGGACAACAGGTCCTACAGGATCGACAGGTGCTACTGGATATGGATTACAAGGACTTACTGGACCTACGGGACCTACGGGAGCGAATTCAAATGTTGCTGGCCCTACAGGATCAACCGGTCCTACAGGATCAACAGGATCAACCGGACCTACAGGATCAGATTCAAATGTTACTGGACCTACTGGAGAAACCGGACCTACTGGAGAAACCGGACCTACAGGAGCAGATTCAAATGTTACCGGACCTACTGGTGAAACAGGACCAACTGGTGAAACTGGACCTACAGGAGAAACAGGACCTACTGGAGCAGATTCAAATGTTACCGGACCTACTGGTGAAACAGGACCTACAGGAGAAACCGGACCTACGGGAGAAACTGGACCTACGGGAGCAGATTCAAATGTTACCGGACCTACTGGTGAAACAGGAGCAACTGGTGAAACCGGACCTACTGGTGAAACCGGACCTACTGGAGCAGATTCAAATGTTACTGGACCTACTGGTGAAACAGGAGCAACTGGTGAAACCGGACCTACTGGTGAAACCGGACCTACTGGAGCAGATTCAAATGTTACTGGACCTACTGGAGAAACTGGACCTACTGGAGAAACTGGACCTACAGGAGCAGATTCTAATGTTACCGGACCTACTGGAGAAACGGGATCTACAGGTGAAACAGGACCTACTGGAGAAACTGGACCTACGGGAGAAACCGGACCTACGGGAGCAGATTCAAATGTTACCGGGCCTACAGGTGAAACTGGAGCAACTGGTGAAACTGGACCAACTGGTGAAACCGGACCTACCGGTGAAACAGGACCTACAGGAGAAACGGGACCTACTGGAGAAACGGGACCTACAGGTGAAACTGGACCTACTGGAGAAACGGGACCTACTGGAGAAACGGGACCTACAGGTGAAACTGGACCTACAGGTGAAACTGGACCTACTGGAGAAACGGGACCTACAGGTGAAACTGGAGCAACTGGTGAAACTGGACCTACTGGTGAAACTGGGCCTACCGGTGAAACCGGACCTACAGGAGCAGATTCTAATGTTACTGGACCTACTGGTGAAACAGGAGCAACTGGTGAAACAGGACCTACAGGTGAAACTGGACCTACTGGAGCAGATTCAAATGTTACCGGACCTACTGGAGAAACTGGACCTACTGGAGAAACGGGACCTACAGGTGAAACTGGACCTACAGGTGAAACTGGACCTACTGGAGAAACGGGACCTACAGGTGAAACTGGACCTACTGGAGAAACGGGACCTACTGGAGAAACAGGAACAACCGGACCTACTGGTGAAACAGGACCTACTGGTGAAACCGGACCTACAGGAGAAACAGGACCTACTGGTGAAACCGGACCTACTGGAGAAACGGGAACAACTGGACCTACAGGAGAAACTGGACCTACGGGAGAAACTGGACCTACGGGTGAAACCGGACCTACTGGACCTACAGGAGAAACTGGACCTACAGGTGAAACAGGACCTACAGGTGAAACAGGACCTACAGGAGCAGATTCAAATGTTACTGGGCCTACCGGTGAAACAGGACCTACAGGAGAAACTGGACCTACGGGAGAAACAGGACCTACTGGAGCAGATTCAAATGTTACTGGACCTACTGGTGAAACCGGACCTACTGGTGAAACCGGACCTACTGGTGAAACCGGACCTACTGGAGCAGATTCAAATGTTACCGGACCTACTGGTGAAACAGGAGCAACAGGAGCAACAGGAGCAGCAGGAGCAACTGGCGGAAGTAATATAGTTTATAGTTTTGGTTGTGGCTCAGTAACTCCAAGTAATTCAAGTACATATTATATAGGGGGTATTACAGATTTACCCCCAGGTTCATCTAATATAATTTCTAGACAAATACCATCTCAATTTACTGGACAAGTTACTGAAGTTTCTATTCTAAGATTTACACCTTCAGGTCCTTTAGGAACTTCCGAAAGTAGTACATTTAATATGGTAAATGTCACACAGAGTACATCATCTGTAATTTCTAATTCTGTTACGACAAATAGCGGTAATGGCATATGGGATAACTACATATTAGCTTCTCCCCTTTCTGTAACAGCGGGAGATTCATTACAGATCACATGGAATACCCCAGTATGGGTTACTCCTCCAACCACAGTAAGATTACTTGCACACGTAAAAATAACTTATTAATATGTACGATCACGTATACAGAATAACTGATTACCAAATAGAGGTAGATGGCGTAATGGAAAACCGTCAAAGAATTCAATATTGGAATAACGAGGAAGATTATCTGATAGAGGAATATTACGGAGCACCGGGGGAAATACGTTCAGGATACACCCAAATTCAATAAAAAAAGCGAAATAAATATTATTATTAGTGGAAACTAATGGGTTTATTTTTCTATAATTTTTTACATCAAATAAAATAAATAAAAATATAAAAATAATGGAAGTAACAAAAAGAGACGGAGCTAAAGAAAGAGTTAAGCTTGATAAAATTTTAAATCGTGTTAAGAAGCAATCTTATGGTTTAAATATGGATTATATTGAGCCAATGGAAATTGCAAAGAAAGTTATACATGGTTTATATGATGGTATTTCTTCAGTAGAACTTGATACTTTAGCAGCAGAAACAGCAGCTGCTTTAACTCCTACTCATCCTGACTATTCTATTTTAGCTTCCAGAATATGTGTTACTTCATTACATAAAAGAACTCCTAAAAGTTTTTCAAGTGTGATCGATCAGCTTTATAACTATGTTGATCCTAAAACTGGATTAAAAGCCCCAATGATTGCTGATGATGTCTATGATATTATTATGAAGAATTCTAAAGATATAGATTCTCAAATTATTGCTGATAGGGATTTAGATTATGATTATTTTGGATTTAAGACTTTAGAAAAATCATATCTTTTAAAGATTGACGGTTTACCAGCAGAAAGACCACAACAAATGTTAATGAGAGTTGCTATTGGTATACATAAAGAAGATTTAGCTTCTGCTTATAAAACATATGACTTAATGAGTCAAGGTTACTTCACACATGCTACACCTACTTTATTTAATGCAGGTACTAGAAGACCTCAGCTTTCTTCTTGTTTCTTAGTTTCAATGGATGGGGATTCAATTCAAGGCATTTATAAAACATTAGCAGACGTAGCTCAGATCTCTAAAAATGCGGGAGGTATTGGTTTACATATACATAATGTAAGAGGCACAGGAGCTTATATTAGAGGAACAAATGGTACTTCTAATGGAATTATCCCGATGTTAAAAGTATTTAATGAGACTGCAAGATACGTAGATCAAGGCGGAGGAAGAAGAAAAGGTTCCTTTGCTATTTATTTAGAGCCTTGGCATTGTGATGTTGAAGACTTCTTAAATCTTAGAAAAAATCACGGTAAAGAAGAAATGAGAGCTAGAGATCTTTTCTTAGCTTTATGGACTCCTGATTTATTTATGCAGAGAGTTAAAGAAGATGGCGAATGGACTTTGTTCTCTCCAGACGAAGCTCCTGGATTAGATGATGTTTATGGTGATGACTTTGTTAAGCTTTATACAAAATATGAAGAAGAAGGAAGAGGAAGAAAAACGATCAAAGCACAGGAGCTTTGGTATAAAATAATTGAAGCACAGATTGAAACAGGAACTCCTTATATGCTTTATAAGGATGCAGCTAATATCAAATCCAACCAGAAAAATTTAGGGACTATTAAATCTTCAAATCTTTGTACGGAGATTATGGAATATTCAGATTCTAAAGAAACTGCAGTTTGTAATTTAGCTTCTATTGCATTACCTAAATTTATTATTCCTGGTAAGAAACCTAAATATGATCTTATTGCTCTTAAGGATATAGCTTACACCGCTACAATCAATCTTAATAGGGTAATTGATGTTAACTATTATCCTACAAAAGAGACTAAGACTTCTAATATGAAGCACAG